TTCTTGACAGAAGAAATATCAACTGGCCAATAACATCTAACTGTATCAATCCTAAAATGATGGTATGGGACACTAATAATATTCAATCACCAAGATGGGTTATGCACTTTTATGAGATAGATGCATCGTGGGTTAAAGCTCACTTCCCGTCTTGGGACGGACCAGCAGAAGGTACGGTAGAGTTTGTGGAAACCTGGACTCACTCACAAGTGTGTTACATGGCAGAGGGTAAGTTTGCATTAGAGCCTAAGCGACATGGCTACAAAACCTTACCCTTTACTATGTACTGGCCTCATACTGGTTTAATGACAGATGGCAATGATCCGTCTGTATTGTACAGAGGAATATTAACTGGTAACTACGATATGCTTAGAGCTGAAAGCAGATTAGCATCACAGTATTTAGATATTGTAGGTAATGCAGCTTGGCCAACTAGAGACTTTAGTGGTCCTCCAGGAATTACAGAACAAGTAATGGAAATGTATGAAGAAACACCTGGAGCTAAAAACTTTTTACCAGCTAACGTGCAAATATCACAATCTGAAACTCCAGATCCACCATCTTCAATTGTAGTTGCACAACAGATGATGCAAAATGCAATAGAAGATAATACTGCACCAGCTGTATCTAGAGGTCAAAGACCAAAAGGGGCGGCATCTGGTTACCATACTGCTGTTCTTGCAGGTATTGCAGCTTTAAATTTTGGTGCATATGTAGAAGCAGCACAACGTGGACTACAAGATAGAAACTCAATTATGTTGCACATTATTGAAAATGTAATTCAAGATAAAGTTACTGTATTTGGTAAAACAGAAACAGGACCACTTGATGCAATATTAAGACCAAATGATATTAGAGGTCACTATATGAACATTGTTCAGTTAACACCTACTTCACCAGAAGAACAAGAAAGAAAATTAAACTTGTACAATAACTTATGGAGAACAGGATTTATAGATCAAGATTCAGCTTTAAGAAAAGCAGGTGTATCAAATGCACTTGAAGTAAGATCAAAACTTTTAGCAGAACAATTTTTAAAGGGTCAACAAGTACAGCAAGTATTGCAAGGTGAAGCAGCTAGAAGAATACCTTTGTTACAACAGTTAGTTGAAGCTACTGGTGGAGCAACTGGACAAGAAGCAGAACAAATAGCTCAAAACATATTAAATACGCAAGGAGAAACGCAATTACCTAATCCAGGTAATTTTTCTTCAGGTAATCAACCACCTAGAAGTCCAGCAACAGAAGCTGGCAGAGTAGAAACTAACATAAGGCCTGTAGTTCCAGGATCTCTAAGAGAACAAGAACTTGTCGGTAGACAGATAGCAGGACCAAGGACTGGCAATAGAAGAGTTCCAACAAGTGACCTTCCGCCAGGTATGGGGAGATAATGGCAAAAAGAAAAGACACATCAGTTGAAATAGCATTTAATGAATTTGATAAATTAGTAGATACGTTTTTTAAAGAAACAGCAGCTAGTTTGCAAGATTTAGAAAAACCATCTGACCCAAAACAACCAAAAATTAAACAACAACCAAGGTTGCCTAACATGACCAACCCATTTAGGATATAGATATGCCAAAATATAACATAGAATTAGGAAACGGTGAAATATATAGTGTACCAGCTGATAATAGAGTTTTAGCTATTAGAACTGCACAATCTGCTGCTGCTAGATTTGGAACTTTTTTAAGAAGTGTAGAATTAGCTCCAGGTGAAACACCTCCTTCAATACCCTTTGAAGCAGATGAATTATCTGTTACACCAAGTTCAAGTGACATAACAACAGAAGTACAAACACAAACGCAAACACTTCCAAGCACACCATTACCAGATCCTGTATTTGGTGGAACTGGTGGTAGTGCAGCAAGTAATGAACTTTCTTTTGGGGGTCCTTTAGGCGGTTCAGCAGGTTCTGTTGGTGGTATGTCAGAAACAGAAAAAGCAATGTTAGAAATTAAAAGAAGACAATTAGAACAGCTTGTGCAAACTTGGAGCGATCCGTTTATTCTTAAAGCATACATAGCTGAAGCAAGTGAAAATCAAGCAAGACAATATTTATCTGAATTTGGTTATGATAGTAGACAAATAGATATGTTTATAGATGCTGCAATGTCTATATCAGATGAAAAAGTTGTAGAGGCATATGAAGGTGCATCTCCAGAAGATAAAGAAAAATTTGAAGCATCTTCAGATCAAGGTAATACAGATGATACAAAAGATGATAATAAAAAAGAATTAGATATTGAAGAACTTAGTCCTGATGAAGATGAAGATGGAGAAGATGAAGATGGAGAAGATGAAGATGGAGAAGATGAAGATGGTGACAATCAAAGACGTGATGCAGATGATAAAATAGTTGGTATATTTCCAGCTGAAGATTATCCTCAATCAAATCTTGCAGAATTTTTAAATCAAGCAGGATATACTTTGCCAGTTGATTCTACTGGTAGGCCATTAGCATTAGATGCTTTTACAACATTGCCAGGTTTTCCAGCTGAATTGCTAGATCCATCAAATTTATTTATTAGAATTGTTGAAGAACAAGATGTGTTTGATGATGATGGTGAATTTGCAGGTACAGAACAAATAGAAAGATTTGTACCTAACCCTGCAATAGAAGCAACTTTAGAATTGTATGGTAGAGAAATAGGGTTAAGAAGTAATTTAGCAGGTGAAGCAAATGCTTTGGTTCAAGCTCAAATATCTGCAACAGGTGGTGTTTTACCAGGACCTGCAAGTAACTTGTCAACTGACGATTTTAATTCTTTAGCAGCTAATCTAAGAACAATATCTGCAACAGGTGGTAGATTAACATCTGATTTAAAAACAGTTGATGGAAGAACACGATTAGTTGAAGAACTATCTCCATTAGCAAAACAAGATTTAACCCAAGAAGTTTTAAGGCAAACAGGTGGTAGAGTAGGTGGATATTTTGATGCACAAGGAAAATTTATTGAAGGAGAAACCTTTGATCAATTTTTAACAAGTCAAAGAGAAGAAGGTGAGAGACAACAACAAAGAGATCTAGAAAGAATACAGGCACAAAATGTACCTAGTTTATTTTCTTCTCAAATAAATGCACAGCAAAACGAAGCTCAAAGAAGACAAGGTTTGCTTAATCAAATTACAGGTATATATCAAAATCCTGCACAGCTTGCTGCAATAGTATCAGCTGGTGGTGGGCCATTATTACAATTACAACAAGAGTTAGCTAATCAACCTGGAATGCCAACAGCACCAGGAATGCAACAACCAACTCCTATGTCTCAACAGACATCTACTATTGGTACTGGTGGAACATATTTAGATCCAAACTTTGTACCGCCAACTGGTATGACATTAGATGAGTATATAGCAACGTTAGCTCCAGAACAGAGAATTACGCAACCAACTACTCCTGTCAACCAAACAGAAACCACAGGACAACAATTAACACAAAATAATACAACGCCAGTATCTTCATATCTTCCTATTGTACAGGGTTACAATCCAAGATTAAATGAAGCAGCATTTAGTGAGCTAAATCCTATACAACAACAACAAGCATTTGGTTCAGCAGCAGTATTTGGTAAAACTCCAGAAGAAGTAAGAGATGATTTATTAGATTATACTCCAGGTCAACAAAGTTCACCTTTATATGGTGTGGGTGGTACAACAGCTACTTTAAGGAGATAAATGGTATCTGGTCCAAGTTTTAATAGAAATAATTTAAGAAGATTACTTCAAGCAAAAAAAAATAAGAAACTTGCAGAAGAAGCACAATCTATTGCTGATGAACAAGCAAAAGAAATAATACCAGCTAGTGAAGAAGTAATCCAACAAGCAAAAGAGCCAACTCCTAATACTCCTTTAGATAATCCTGGATTTTTTTCAAGGTTAGGTAAAACAGCTTTAGATAAGTTAGCTGCTCCTGGTGAAGTTGGAGCAGGTATAGCTTTTGATTTATTTGATAGAGATTTTACAAAAAGAAGAAGTGAGCTACAAAGAGAAACTCCTGAAAAAGGTTTATTTGATTATTTTGGTTCAGCAAGAAAAGCATACCAAGAAAAAGACTTGCCATTAAAATATAGCTTGCCACTAGAAATAGCATTAGATCCGCTTACATACATTCCAGGATTTGGTGCTTTAAAAGCAGTAACTGGTATTGGTAAAGGTGCTGGTAAAGCGACTACAAAAATTGTAA